GAATACCCGAATTATTTAAAGAATTTTCTCAACCAAATTTAATAGATAATTATTTTCCATATATGGAAAGACTTGCTAGATCTGAGATTGAAAAAGCTCTGATGTAAATAAATCAAAATTAGGTATTCTAAAATTTCCATTAACAGTTTCAATTGGGAGAATATAGTGTTTGTTATCTAGCATTTCACTTAAATGCCAATAACATACATTCGGATCATTTTTATCCATAATTTCTATAATAGTAATATTTGAAGGACTAAATAACATATTAGTTAGACCAGCGCCATGTGGAGCAACTATCATTGAAACTTTTGAAAATAATTCTGTAGTTTCTTTAAAAGATAATTTATCAAATACTTTCCATTCTAAAGAATATTTTTTTTGTAAAAATTCTAAAAGTTCATTATGATTTATAATTGAACGACAAGATTCTGATCTCTTAATTAAAATCCCATATTTTTTCTCAAAGTTAAGTTTTTGAGAAATTTTTTGGCGTAATAGGGAAATCTTTTGTGGTGATGGATTACCGCATTCTATTAATCTCATTGTATAAACATCTTTAATTTGTCCACCAGTATATAGTTGATTCCGAATATCAAACCATTCAAGAATATCTTTTATAAAATTTGATTGAATACAAGCTATAGGTAAATTTACAACTTTTAAGGTTTCTAGCAAACTTGGTAACCCTTCAGTTAAAAAATGAAAATAATTATGATTCCATTTAAATCTGATATCTATAATAGATTGTCCTTCAGTATTTATAATAAATTTTTCTATTTTATGTTGTTCATATTCAATGTAATGTTTTTCAAATAATTTTTTAGTGAATCCAAATATTCTTTTTAAAGAGTTTATAGTTTCTTCTTCATTACATAAGAAATTAGGGGGATTTCTTTCATACATATAAGTATCTGTTTCTTTAATTTTAAATGTTGAAATATATTCCATTTACTTAATAATATTATTAACTATATAAATGCCTAATAATTCTTTAACATTTAATGATTTAAAAGTTAGAAAAAATATTAATTTATACAATGAAATTTTGCGACTATGGAATCATTACAATCAACATCTGTTTGATTAAATACACATTTTTCACTCACTAAGAAATATTTATAAGATAGTGTTGATTCAAAAAGTGTTCTGTAAGTATAGTGCCATGAATCTACAATAGGAATACTTCCGCATAATAATGTTTCATAAAATCTAAAACTCCATGGTCCATCTCCAGCGGGACATAATACAAATTTGGATTCAGCCATTGTTTGAAAATAAGATAAATTTTCAGAAACAACTCTATATTGTGTTTCTCTACATTGCGTATCTTTTTGATTTTTAGGATTAAATCCAATAAATTCAGAAGTTTTATCAAAACTACCTAAGGATTCCCATACTCCAGAATCAGTATTTACAAAAAAAGAATTTTCAGTAAAATGTTCTTTTACAAAATCAATAACCCATTTTCTTCGTTCAAAATGAGAATTCATTGATCCAATAAAGCAATAATCAAATTTCTTTTCTCCACGTAATTGTTTAAGTTCTTGAATGTATTTCTTTGCGAATAAGGCATAGTTTGGTTTATATGAAGGCATTATGTCTTTAACATTAGATTCAATCAAAGCATCTTCCATATGATACAGCAATGCCATATACCAATCTCTATCTGTTTGTAGATCTGGTTGAACATATTTACCCCAACACATTCCTCTTCCTTCCATATATTGTTTACGTTCATGTTCAACAATTTTATTAGAATTTAATCGTTCTTGCCATGCGCGAGTTGGACCTATTGTCCAATGTGTAACTAAATTAGCACTATATATAATATCGTCCATTGCAACAACAGTATCTTTATCTGATAACTTTTCACATGAATCTAAATCAATAGCTGGAACTGGATATTGATGTCCACCATCTACAAAAATAAAATCAAATACTTTTTTGGGATTTTCAGAAATATATTTTGGTATAGTTTTTGTACTGTTTCCTAGAATTAATGTGTGTCTTCCAGGATATGTAAGATCAATATATTCCTTTGCATAACGGACATAAACATGATCACCAATATCAAATGAAGTTAAATGCATATCTGGATTATTTTTTAATAGAAGTTCTGCAGAATGTCCAGCATTAAACCCAATTTCCATAGCATTTTTTGAATTTTTTGAAATGTTAATTAAATCTAAAATTTGTTGAGCAATTTGTTGACTATATCCCTCCACAATTTTAGTATTTTTACTTTGAAGATATTGGTCAAGAGACATTTATGTATGTTGAAGACATTCTTCCCCTGAAATTAAACGAGGATTAATCCACATTTTCAAACCTTCATTAAATGAAACATGTTCACAAGTTTTTGAACCATCATATCTTTTACCTTTTATAGAGGCTGTTTTATATATTGCAAGACCACCAAATGCAGATTCAACTAAAATCCATGGCATAGTTTCTGGATATACTTTTTGATGAGAATAAACATATTTTTGTCTAGTATCTATATGCATAAATCCATTAGAAGTTAATACACGTTCAGAATTTTTTGAAACCATTTCCCAACAATCATAAGTTATTCCAAGAACTTTCGATCTTAAAGCCCAAATATCATAATATTTTCCACGACGATTTGAACCTAATGCATCCCAATCAGTTCTTTTAAAACATGTATCTAATTGTTCTTTAAAATTTAAATCAATTTTTAAAGAATCATCTAAATCTAACATCAAAATTTCAGAAAATTGAGAAAAATACGGTTCAGCTAATTCCATATATTTATTTCTGCATGTAGCAATTCTACGAGTTCTTGAAGGTTCTGTTAAATTACCTAAAGATACAACAATTCTTCTAGAATCTTTAGAAGCCCATTTTTGAAGAAGATCTAAAGTATTATCTTGCGAATTTGATTCAATAATAAAACATTTGTAATCAGATAAAGAATCAAAAATTACTTGTAAAGATTTTTTAGTTGATTCCCAATATTGAGAAATATTTCGTGCACATCCAGCAATAATCATTTTATATTTATAGATGTTTAAATAATGAAAATCCATTACGTTCTGGAATATATGCAGTTTCTGTCCATAATGCATGACCTCTTAAATATTCTCTAATTTTTTTACATTTAGATACAAGAACATCATCTAAAGCAATCCATTTTTTACAACGAGAAAACAAAATTTGAAATTCATACCATGTAGTAAATTCACCACCATCAAGTAAAAGAAAATCAATTTCCATAGGTATTTGTGAAAGAACATTTGGTGATCTTGAAATATTTTCCATATCTATAGAATGCCATCTACGAAATTCTGAATTAGAAAGTTCAGAAAATACAGATTCTGGTTGTTTAATATCTTCAGAAGTTAAAATTGATCCCCAAAGAAATGTAACATTTGGTTTTATTAAAGAAGATAAATTTTGTTTTGCTACTTCGACTTTTTCTTCGTTAGATTCCACAGTATAAAATTGTGTAGAATCTTGTAAACCTAATAAAAAACATTTAGTACTTCCCAAACCATTCCAAGTACCAATTTCAACGATATTTTTTAAAGGTTCTTGAATTGTTTTAATTAATAATTTACCAACTTGTCCTTCAGGAATAATTTGTCCAGGAACTCGGAAAAATTCTTGTTTATCATTCGGACACCACATTTTTATTAAAAAGTGTTTTCCAATATGAAAGTTCTAATTTTTGCATTTCTGAATAATCTGGTTGGAAAGTATCAAGAAGTTTTTGTGTTACATCAGTCCAATTTTGAACAATTAATATAGGTAATCCTTGAAAGATAGAATCTAAAGGAGATGTTTTGACTATTGGAATACAACCAAGAAAAAGAGCTTCCCATGTACGATGACAATCTAAACCATTACCATGTGGAGAAATAACATATTTATATTGAATCATATTTTTCCAACAATTTATTCGTGTAGTTTGTCTAGGTTCATAAAATACTAAATTACGAGGAATTTGTTGAATTGCAAGATGTCTATCTCCAGCATAACGAGTATTCATTAGAAATTGGAAATTTGCATAACATTTAGATACTTTTACAGCATTAAAAGATTTTAAGTTTTTAATATCTTGCATCTGTGATTCAAGAGATTGTTGTGGTCCCCATGAATAGGGTCCTCTTGCAAGAGTATGAAAATCTAATCCAATAGGTAATTGACAAAGTTTTTCTTGAGGTTCCACACAATTCTGTGAATACCATTTTATTAGTAAAGGATGTTGTAAAATTTGTTGAGCATCTTGACGAACATCTTGTGGAACTGTAGTATCAGAATCACCAGAAAGTAAAACAAAAGGAAATTTTACAGAAGGTAAATAATTTTGTATAAAGTTTTTTAAAGCTGTTGGATGAATATATATAGTTTCTCCAGATTTTGTTGGAAATGTTGTAGGTATTCTTCTAGATTCAGATTCTGGATTTTCAATATGATGATCACACATAAAAAGAAAAGAACGAGATGCTATCATTTACTTATTAATAAATAATAATTAAGTAAATGCTTTTAATTAAATTTCCTTCAAGATCACGTCCTTCTAAACTTTTATATGCTTATGAAAAATATATTTCTTTAGCTAAAAATCCTTCTAGAATTAAAACTATAATTTCTTTAGATTCTGATGATTTAAGTGTAACTCCCGAACTTTGTGAAAAATTAATAAACATTCATTCACAAACACAAATTTGTGTTGGAGAACCTATGGGGAAAATTGGTGCTGTAAATCGTGATATGGAATATGCAGGTGATTATGATATTCTTTTATTAGCTTCTGATGATATGATTCCAGAATATCATGGTTATGATGAATTAATTCGACAAAAAATGACAGAACATTTCCCAGATACAGATGGTGTTTTATGGTTTAATGATGGTTTTCAAAAACATAATTTAAATACATTGTGTATTTTAGGTAAAAATTATTATGAAAGATTTGGATATATTTATCATCCTTCTTATAAAACTGCATATTGTGATAATGAATTTATGGATGTTGCTAATAGTTTAAAAAAACAAATTTATTTTGATACTGTAATAATTAGACATCATCATCCAGATTGGATACCACAATCTACTGATTTATTATTTCATTCAAATAATAAATTTATTGGAACAGATAGAAATAATTATTTTAAAAGAAAAGCATTAGGATTTAACTAAAACATAAATATTTAATACAAATGATTCCAAAAATAATTCATCAAATATGGATTGGACCTAAAAAACGTCCCGATATTTGGATGGATACAGTAAAAAAATTTTGTGAAGATTTTGATTATGAATATAAACTTTGGGATAATGATAGTGTTCCTACAGATTTAATAAATCAAACATTTTATAATAATGATCCAACATATTTTGGTAAAGCAGATATTTTAAGATATGAACTTCTTTATAGATATGGTGGATGTTTTATTGATGCAGATTCTGTAATTATGAAAGGAGATAAATTTCATGAACTTTTAATGAATTTTAATACAGATGCTGGATTAGGATTTGAAATTGATGGACAATTATTATGTCAAGGTGTTTGTATGTCAATACCAAAGTCTCTTTTTATGCAAAAATGTATAGAAGAAATTCCTCAGAGAGATTTTTCTAAAGATCCATGGATTGCTACTGGTCCAATGTTAGTTACAGAATTAGCTATAAAACATCAACATGAAATTCCATTAACTTATTATAAATCTACTATTTTTTATCCAAGAAGATGGCATGGAATTCAAGATATAAATTTACATACAACAGTAGAAATTCCGCCAGAATCTGTAATGTTTCAATATGGTTATTCTACAAATAATTTAGAAACTAAAATTTAAATAACATTATTTACAGTTCCTTGTACTGATATAATATATCCTTTAAATCCTAATTGTGGATATTTAGATTTTAATAAAGTTTGTAATTCTTTTAATTTTTCAATATGTATTTTTTCATCTGTATCTGGTTTCTCTAAACCACCAAGAACTAATTTTTTATATGCTCCGCAATCCATATGATCAAATACCCAAATTTCTTGAATATCATGTAATGCTATTGCTAATCCTACATGATCATGAAATGTTTGTCCCCAATGTGGAAATTCATTTTGTAAAACACCTACAGATGCACCAGCTAATGTAAATAAATCATAATCACCTTTTAAATCTTGTGTATGTGTTAAATACCATGCTAAAGAATTTGCATATCTTGGATCAATACATCCTAAAACTAATACAGACGCTCCACCCGATTTAAATCCTTCAATAGATGGTTGTAATCTTCCTCCAAAATATCCACTAAAAAATGCTAAAAAAACAATCACTAACCCATACAATAAATATTTATTTTTTCCTAAATTCATTTTATTTTTATAATTATAATAAAAAAATGTTAAATCAATATTTATTAGAATTTATGGGATCTTTAATAATATCTTATGCATTAATATTTACACATGAAAATCCTTTAATTGTTGGTCTTACACATACTGGTGTTCTTTATTTATCATCACAAAATTCTTTAAAAGGACATTTTACACCTTTATCAATTATATGTGATTTATTTTTACAACGTATAGAAATAATTGAAGGTTTAAAATTAATTAGTATACATATTTTATCAGCTGGATTAATTAGTTTTCTTTATATTACAGCATAAGTAATGATATAGAATCATGTATAATAGCTATCCAATATGCATCTTTTAAAGTCCAATTGAAACCTAAAACAAGAAAAGAAAATAGTATTAAAGAACGTAAGAAAATTATAAATATTGGGTTCGACATCAACATTTATATTCTTCCTTAAAAAAATTTCTTTTATAATAGTATAACAAGATGGGCGGTGGTTTAATGCAATTAGTATCTTATGGTGCACAAGATATCTACATTTCTGGTAATCCCCAGATTACTTTCTGGAAAATTCTTTATAAACGTCACACTAACTTTGCCATGGAAGCTATTGAAGTAACCTTTAATGGTCAAGCAGATTTTGGTAAACGTGTAACTGCTGTAATTAATCGTAATGCTGATTTAATGTTTCGTACTTATTTAACTGTTGTTCTTCCTCAAGTACAATTAGGTGGATCTGGCGCTGCGAAATCTGGATCCACCGAATTAAGTGCTTTCCGTTGGGTCAATTATATTGGTCACAGATTAATTAAACAAGTTGAATTAGAAATTGGTGGTCAACGTATCGATCGTCAATATGGTGATTGGATGCAAATCTGGACTCAATTATCTACGGAATCTGGCTCTGTAAGTGCTTTAGATTCTTTATTAGGTAACACTCATGATCTAGTTTTACTTAAACAACCTGGTGGTGTTGCATTAGATGGAACTTGCTCTGGTTCTGAAACTACCTTATCTTGTGTTGCTCGTTCTGGTACTCCCATGAAAACGTTATATGTACCTCTTCAATTTTGGTTTTGCCGTAATCCCGGTCTTGCAATTCCTTTAATTGCTCTTCAATATCACGAAGTACGTATTAATGTAGATTTTGAAATTTGGGAAAATTGCGTATATGCTGAAGGAGCTGATGGTGTACCCGCCCGCCCCGATGCTCTCTCTTTAGCTGCTGCATCTGTCTATATTGATTATGTTTACCTTGATACTGAAGAAAGACGTAGATTCGCACAACAATCTCATGAATATTTAATTGAACAAGTACAATATACTGGTGCTGAATCTATTACTTCTTCTTCTAACAAAATTC